CGTGCTGGTCGAGTTGCCGGCGTTGCCCGAGAGCGTGCTGCTGTCGATGGTGAGCACGCTGCCGGAGGAGGCGAAGATGCCGCCGCCGGCCCCGGTGCTGACGCCGGCCGGGTTGCCTGCCGTGTTGCCCGAGATCGTCGTGTTGGTGATGGTCGCCACGGTGTTGGCGGTCGAGCCCAGGAAGATGCCGCCGCCCTGGCCGGCGCCGGACATGCCGGAGCCGGTCTGACCAAAAATGCCTGCGAGTCCGTTCACGGCGCCTCCGTTGTAAACCGTCTGGTTCGGATTCTGATTGAAGTAGTCGGGCGCGCCGAGCTGTAGGCGCGCCATCGGGTTGGCGAAGCTGGGATTCATGAACTGGCCGAGCGAGCCCTGGACGCCGGCCAGGATTTCCGGGGGACCGCTCTGGGCGTAACCTTGCGCTTGTCGCAGGAGGTTCTGGAGCGTCGGCGAGAGGCCCGGGTCGAGCTGCCCTTGATAGGTCGGGAACGGGTTGCTCGCGATGCTGCCGAGTGAGCCGTAGAAGTCGCGGGCGAATTGGTATCCGGGCGGCTTCGTACCGGGCGCCTGGTTGACGGTCGTGGTCCCGGGAGTGCCAAAAACAGTATCGGTCAGGCTCATCGGTTCTCCTCACGGGACCTTATACGGATTTGGGATGATCAGGCAGTGGACTGCGCAACCTGCCAGCGCCTTGTATACGGATGTCCCCGTCACCTTTCCCTGGAGACCGATGGTGATCGTCGTGCCGGAGCTTACATTGCTTTGAACAATTCTTGCCACCGATCGCGTGTCATTCAGCGCGCTGAAGCCGGTAACCACCGGGGTACCAAACGGTGTACCGTTGACAGTCAAGGTTCCAGTGAAGGTGTCGGCCGCGGCTCCAAAGGTGGTGCACTGAACGTAGAAGGCAAAATTTATACAGATACTAGAGTTAGCTGTAATGGCGAGACTGGTTGCGCCAATCGGAGTAGAAAGATCGGTGTACGAGGTCGAGCTGATTGTAGTGTCAGCAGTATAGATCAAGCGCGTCGGGTAAGAAACGGTTGGATATTCCACGGCTCCGTGCAATACATTGAGCACCCGGTCCAACTCGCGCAGGCGCATTTCAAGTGTCTTGCGCGCCTGGCCCCAGTCCTCTGGGAGGTTTCCGTTGAAATGCCAGCGATTGACGAGCTGGGTCGGTTGGCTGGCCATCAGCGCCGCCCTCCACGCAGCCGATAGCCACGCAGCCGCATGCTCTCGGCGTGCGCCCGGTCCTCTTCGACACGCACGTCTTTCGGGGCCGCGAGCTTCGCCTCCTTGGCCGTCTGATACTTCTGCGACAAGATCACCTGCTGACCATCGCCCCCCGTCGAATCGACCTTCGGGTGTAGGTTGTAGTAATTCTCGGCAGCAGCGAAAACGATTGCCACGTCGTACTGCGGCGGCGTGATCGGACGGCCGTTGAGCATGGCCGCAGTGATCGTCGGCGTTTGCTGGCGCACGCGCAGGCGCAGGGTCGTGTCGACGGTCGGAGTGTTGCGCACCCAGATGCGCGCCCCGTCGCGTTGCCAGTTGGTGACCGAGCCTTGCGGTGGTTGGCCTCCGGTTGACAGGAAGCGGTTGCGGCCGGTCATTCCGGCAGGCTCGATATACATCGGGTAGTTGCCGGTGACGTTGTAGACGTCGAGGAGGGCATAGACCTCGAAGTCAACCGTCGAGACGTCTACGTAGTCGTTGAGCGCGGTCACGATGACCGAGGAATCGATCGCGGCCAATTCCGGGACCTCGACCCGCGAGGCCACCTCGCGGTAGCCCTCGGAGAGGTGCAGATACAGCTCCTCCCTGGCTGCCTCGCTGTCGCCAGCGGCCTGGAGAAAGAGCTGCCGGATCTGGGCCCAAGTCATGCTCACGCGTCGCCCTCCAGGGCGCCCAGGCGGCCCAGAAGCTGCTCCAGCTCGGTGCCCGGGCACGGCTCAGCCTCGAAGCCGGCGCGCAGGTCGAAGACAAAGCCCACCTCCGGCCGCGGCAGCGGCAGCACGAGGCCCGTCTCCGGGTCCTCGGCACAGGGTAGCATGTCGCGCCCTCCCCAGCCTGCTCCACCCTTGGGCTTCGCCCAGACGTGGCGCTCCTCCTGGCTGGAGAAGTTGTGGTGGTGGAAGCTGCCGCTCATCCCTGCGAGCCTCCCAGGGTACGATTGGTGCCCATGCGCTCGCGCTGCTCCAGGATACCGTCCTGGTTGAGCGAGGGCCGGATCTGCTGCGAGATCCAATCGGCGAGGAGCTGGCGATCTACGTCGCCCAGGTCGGAGCGACCTATAGCCGGATTGCCAAGACGGCAAGCGCCCTCGATGATGTGCTCGTCCACGTCGGCCGCGGTCTCAGGAGCCGTGGTAGTGGCGAAGTCCGGGGCGGTGGGAACGCGGTAGTAGTAGAGGTCCACGTTGTAGAGCTGGTCGGCCTTCTTGTCGAAATAGAGCTTCGAGCCCCAGCGCGCTCGGCGCGTCGGCTGGCCAGCGCTGGCCACGTACTGCCCGCGCAGGGCAGTGAATTCGTAGTCCGCCACCTCACCAACGATGTTGCTGCCGTTGTCGCGCAGAGTCATGGCGACAACAGCGTAGCAGTCGGCGGGAAGATTGAGCGTATTGGCGCCGAGCGCGATGGAAAGCGTGAGGTCTTCCTTGTCCAGCTCGAAGTGGTGATAGGTCAGGCAGATCTGAAGATAGGCGGCCCACACCCAGTAGTCGATGCGCGTGGTGAAGCCGGTGGCATTGTTGCCGGCGAGGCGCCGCTGCACCTCGGCCTCAATCGCACTCCAGCCTCTGCGGGTGATGGTGGCCATGATCAGCAGCTCTTCAGGGGGCGTAATCGTGGACTGCTTCGACGCGCAGGTATCCGCGCCAAGTCACGCCCTCCGCGCCGTCGACGGAAAGATCGATTCGGTTGTTGTCCATCGCCACGGTGATTGCCGGGTGACCTTNNCCCCCGCCTGTGGATTGCCGGTGCCGTCGTCTGGGACGACGCAGCCCACGGCGTGGCCTTCGGCGGCGTCGCCAGCGCTGCTGTACGCTTTGACGGTGACCAAGCACGCCCGCTCATTCGCCTGGAAGTGGACTGAACAGAGCGTAATGTTTCCTGGGCCGCTGCCGGAGCCGATCACCTCCGCTAGATCGTCCGCTACTGCCATGGTTTTACTGCCCGTCGCCATTAAACACCCCCTCGGAAGTGGTACGTCGTGAATGCTGCCGCCTGTTCAAGCTGAGCGCGGTAGAAGATCGCGACGCCATCCCCTACGGTCTCCTCGATCGAGAGGCGGAGGAAGCCGCCGGAGCGATCAAGGCGGAGCGTGTACGACTCGCCTCCGCCCGAGTCGCGGCCCTCGATGCTGAAGGTGTATTGGAGCCCGTCGAAAGTGCCGGTCACCGAGCCCCGGCTCGGCGTGCTCGTTCCGGAAGGCGTGTAGACGGTCGTCACGGCCGCACCGGAAGCCGCCGCGACACCAGTGACCTGCCGGAGGGCGGCGTTGACGCCCGTGGACACCAGCTCGTCGCCGGTGCCGTCCACGTCGGGCGTCACAACCATACTGGTTGGCGTCCATGCCGCCTGCCCAAGGCTCTCGCTCCAGAGCAGAAGATTCGGGTTGGCCAGGGGCACACCGCCGCCATGCTTCTTCTCGCCAAACCCAAAGTCGAAATTCAGTCTCATAGCGCTTACGCGTCCCAGCGTTCCACGCCAACCTTGGCCGTGCCGGAATGAGCGATCCAGGAGATCGTGGCCGACCCGCCCGGAATCTCGAAGAGCCGCCGGTCGCCGTCCGGGATCGGGAAGCTGCCGGTGTCGGCGACCGTCCCGGCCGGCACTGCGGCCGTGCCGCCTTGCGCGGCGATCCAGATCGCGTCGCCGATCGGGCAAATAGCGCATCTGGCGCCGTTGATCGTGATCGTAGCCGCGCCGCCGGTCACCACGTAGTGGTCCACCTTCGAGCTGAAATTCGTGCTCGGCAGGCTGGAGGGCCCGCCAAAGAGCGTCAGCCTATTCATTCAGCGGGTCCTCCCACCAAAAGTCGGCCCCGATGGGCCACTGCCGGGCCTGGGCGTCAGGCGCCTGGACCGGCGTATACATGCCGCGGTAGTCATTGAAGCTGGGCTTCACCTGCGCCGAGCGCTCGAAGCGGTGTTCGCCGCAGATGCGCCGGCCGCGCAGGCCCTCAACTGCGGAGATCCGCAGCTCGGCCTGCGGCACGGTGGCCCCGCACAGCTCGCACACCTCGGGCTGCATGCCTTTGGGGTCGCGATGCGATGGAGGCCAACCGTACATGCCTACCGCCAGAAGTCGATGCCCACGAGCTGATTCTGACCCGTGGTAGCCGTGGTCACCATGCCGAGCCTCAGCTCCTGCGCCTCGGCCGCGCCGGTCTTGAGGGTCACCGTCCGGTTACTCTCCAGGTCTCCGGTGTAGACCTCCGTCACCCGCTTGAAGGTCAAGTTGGCGGTGACGGCGGTCGTGTTGTTGGCTGGAGCCGAGTCGTAGATCTGGGCACCGGCCGAGTCGGTGCCGCCGAGGCCGATCTGCTTGGTAGTAGTGCCGGAGGCGACGAAGGTCGGCTTGACGTTATACGCCTGCTGATTGGCCGCCAGGACCGACTCGACGCCCTTGCTGAGGTTGCCGGTGGTGATTGTGGTGACCGTCTGATCGGCCGAAGCTTCGCGGACCGTCACCGTGCCAGCACACGAGGCCGAGAGCTTGACGGCCAGAACGACACCCCAGTCGGTCTTGGTCGTCGACACGACGGTCGTGCCGTTGAGCGCCTTGGTTTCGACGACAACGGTATTGGTGCCGTTGGTCGTGCCGATGATCGTAACGCTCTGGGTTGTGTCGGCCGCGTTGCTGCTGAGAATCTCGACACCGTCGTTGGCCGGCTGGTTGGTGAAGGCCAGGCCGTTGCCGGTCGTGAGCATGGTAGTCCCCGACCGGCTGGCGTCCAGGAAGCCCAGAATGCGACCCGAGTCGCCGGCCTTGAAAAACTGACCCGGTGCGAGAACGTCGTCGCTGTAGCCCACGGTCGGGCCGCGGTGCGGCGACATGAAGTCGCCAGCCGCTTGGGCGCGCTCGCCATTGACGCCGACGACGGCGAGATCGCCGGCCGCGGACTGGGCGTACTGGCTGCTAGTGTTGAGCGTCATGAGCCGCCAGGGGCTGATGGCGCTCGCCACCTTGGAGCGCGGGCCGCCGTGCTGGAGATGGGGCATGTTGGTGGCCCCACGGTTGATGATGTTGCCGTCGCTGAGGGAACCGAAGCTCATATTTAGTCTCTCCTCAACTACGCGCCGGAAGAGCCGTAGAGGCCCTTGCCCTCGTGAACTTCAAGGCGGAAGGAGCAATACGACGTGTAGAGTGCGTTCCGGGTTCCCGGCTCACTGTCCTCGCGCAGGTCCGGCATGTCACCGAGGGCCATCTGGATTTGATAGGTGTCCTTGTCGCAAGCCACGAACCAGTAGGTGCTGGTCGTGATGTACGGCGAGGTCACCAGGTCCAGCGCGTAGCTCGACACGTTGTTGTACTGGCGATTGGCGTTCTCCGGGTTGTAGTCGCTCTTGAGCAGCGTCTTCGCCAGCCACTCGTTCTCGACAGTCGTGATGAGCTTCCGCGGCGTCAGGATGACGAACATGCCGCGGTCGTTCTGGGTTTTGCGCAGGTCCGTAGTGGCGGTCTGGAGGGCGGTCTGCGACAGGCCGATGTCGGTCGTCGGCCGGTTCTTCCAGACACCGCCGTCGAGGCGCGTGTGCGACACGGCACACAGGGCCTCTCCGCGATAGTCGGTGTAGGTCGAATCGGCCGTGGAAAAGGCGTTGTTGAGAAGGGCGTAGGCAACGAGGTCATACTTCGTCGCGGCGCTCTTCGCCAGCTCCTTGGAGATCGGTTTGAAAATCGAGTACAGATCCCACCGGAAGACCTCGTACTGCACGACCAGCGAAAGGCCGTAGGTCTTCATTGTGTACTGCTTGGTGGGGCCGTAGAAGATCTTGTCGGTGGCGAACTTGCCGCCGATCGTCTTCTCCGGCATCAGCCCCAACCCGCTCACGGCCCAGTCGGTCTTGAAGAACTGCTCCGCCTGATCCTCGGACAGCCAGTCCTTGTAGGACTGCGGCACCACCTTGAGCGTGTTCTTGTAGACCTCCGAGAGGCCCAGCTGGAAGGCATTGCGGTTCTCGTCGAACCGGATCACCTGAGTTGCTTCGGGCATCGCGTCGTCTCCTTAATACCAGAGGCTCTTGGTCTTTTCGACGCGAGCCTTCACGCGGGCGTTGGTGTCGCCAGCCGCCGGGGAAGAGGCGAGCTGGTTCGGGATGATGATGTCGCTGCTGAAGTTGTTGATGCGCACGGCCACGTCGGTCGTCGTGGCCGCGAAATACCAGCCGGCTACGCCGGTTCCCAGCAGGTTGGCCGCCGATTTCAGGTCGTAGGCCGTGCCGAGGTCGGTCGCGAGAAGCGTGTAGTCCGCGGCCGCCGAGCCCAGCAGGTTGGCTTCCAGCTCGACGTGCGGCTCGGCCAGCACTACCTTGGTGACAGCGCCGGAGGCCAAGTTCTGGCCGGCGGTCAGGGAGAATGCGGCGATCGGCGCGTCGGTGGGGCTTACCCAGACGACGGCCAGGCCGCTCGCGAGCTTGAGCGGCGCGCCGACCGGGAAGGTCTGCGACGCGCCCTCGGGCCAGGCCCGCTCGATCAGCGAGAGAAAGCTGTTGCTGGGGACGCTGACCCGCAGCGGAGCCTTCGGGTACGTGTTTGCCATCCTCTTCTCCTTTGGCCGCCGGCTTGCTTTCTATCCGGCCTAGCGGCCGACGAAACCTGAAAGTCGTGACGTGCTTTGCACGGTCACCCGTGCGTAATCCGAATTACCGGTCTTGGCGGCCAGCTCGGCCGACAACTCCGCCGCCTTCTCGTAATCAACCTCCTCCCGGTCCTGCTGGAGCCAGAGGTCGCGTCCCTCCGCCATCTGCGCCTCGTAGGCGTCCTGCGCCTGGATGTAGACATAGCAGTCGCCCTTGAAGAGGAGGCCGCTGGGGTCCACCCAGACGCCATTCTTGCGAAGCATTAGGCCGTTGTTGGCCTGAAGCTCATCGGGCAGGTCGGAGATTGCCACCGGGTGCCGGTTGTAGCCGGCAAGCTTCGAGACTTCCTCCGGCATGCGGGAGGCCATGGTGACGCGGAAGCCCTGTGCGGTGAAGTGATTCACCAGGGCCTCCGGCAGGAATGTCATGTCGGGCTGAATGGGGCGCTCGGTCACCTCGACCACGCGCTCCTTGGGCTGCTGCTGCGCCTGCTTTGTGACGTCTCTCATCGCCCGCCTCCGGCCGCGGCCATCTTCTTGTTGTAGTCCTCGATCATCTCGCGGGTCGGGGTGACCCCGAGCTTGCGCCAGATCTCTGCCGCGGCCGGAGGCACCTGAAGCTCAGGCTTCGCAGCGCGGCCGGGCCGCCGACCGCTGCCGATCGACGGCGGCACGGCGGGCTTCTCGACCGGCACGCCGTGCTCCAGGCGCACATCGTTGATCGCGGCCACGATGGCCCGCGGCGTCGTGGCCATCTTCATCAGGGCCATCTCATTACCCTGCGCGGCGGCCATGAGCCGGTTGTAACTGTGCGGCAGAAGCCGGTCGAACTCCTCCGGCTGAATGCCGGCGCGTTCCGCCATAGACCTCGCCTCCCCGATCGCTACCCGGGCGAGCAGCTCGCTCTGGGAGGTGTTGAGATCGGCCAGGCCGCGAGCCTGAGCGCTCGCTTCCTGGAGGGTTGGGCCCATCCTCTCGATCGCTTCCTTGACCGCCCACTTCGCGGCGAAGTCAGCCTTGCGGTTGATGGCCTCCTCCAGAAGATCGGGATCGGCCAGGATGGCCTCTTTCTCGGCCTGCGTGAGGCGTGGGACCTGGGCCCGAGCGGCCTCTTCCTGGCGCCGCCCCTGATCCTGTCGGTTGAGCGCCGCGGTGACCGCGGAGGCAGCCGCCTCCGCGGCGAGCCGGGCCTGGTTGTTGTCCTGAGCCCAGCGCTGGGTGTCCCGCAGGCGCTGTTCAAGCTGCGAGAGCTGCTGGCGCAGGGCGGCGGAATCTTCGTCCCGCCTGGCCAGCTCGGTTTCGAGATCAAGCTGATCGCCATCATCCGGCGCCGCCTCGGCGGGAGTGCCAGAGATGGGAAGATCGCCGTTCATCTCGGCGAGCGCGCTGACATCCGAAAACGGTTCCATGTGCTCCTATTCGATGGCCTCGATCGCCCGGGTATTCGGGGAAGATCTCCGCTCATCCGCCCAGCGCCCGAGGAAGAAAGCGGCTGATGAAGGCCGGCCGCTTCGCCCGGGTGGCTGGAAATTGAATCTGTACCTGCTCTTCAGGCGCAAGCGATCTCTCGACCGCGCGGCGCACGAATTCGATGCCGGCAAGCTTGCTCCGCAGCCGATTCAGCTCCTCTAGGCCGCGGTCGCTGTCATCGAGGAGCTGGCGCTTCAGCCCTTCGATCTCGTCGAAGACGGGACTGCCTGGCTCCCAGAGCGCCCCCCAGGCGCCATCCTGGGCCAGGCGCTTCGCAAGATCACGAGACCATCCCGGCATCGGCCCCTCCCTGGAAATCGTCGCCCGCGGGCGCCTGCTCGCCCATCTGACCCATGTCCATGCCCTGGCCGGCCTGATCGCCAGATGGCCCCTGCGGGGCCTGGCCAGAGCTCTGGGCGGCCATATTCATGCCTTGCTGCGCGAGCTGCTGAAGCTGCTGCTGGGCTTGCTGGAGCTGGGCCTGGAGCTGTTGGTTCTGTTGGGAGAGCTGATTGATCTGCTCGTCCTCCGGCGTCATCGGCGGGATCTGTGGGATCAGATCGACGATGCCGGGCATCTCCTGGAATTCGATCACCTTCTCGGCGATGCCGTTTAAGTAGGCAACCATAGCCTCACGCCAGCGCGGGATGGCTGCCGGATTCGACTGCTGGAGCAGCTCGACGACGTACTTGTCGATGATCTGGCTCTGCGCGGTGGCGAAATTCCAGATCAGCATGTAGCCGTTCTTCCGGGCCTCGTCGGTCGAGTTGACGCTCGGCGCCTGGGCTCGGAACTGGAACATCTGTGAAATGTCGCCCCGTGGCGGAATGTAAAGCAGGCGCATCAGGCGATTGGCCGCCTGTTCATCGACTCGGCGATAGAAGATCCCCTCCTGAGCATACTGCGCAACGAGCTGGAGGATGAATTCATAGATTGCCGAGATGTCAGCGCGAATGTTGCGATCGATCGAGGCGAGCTTCTTGTTGCCCTGTTCGATCAAAGCGTTGGTGGCGCCCGTGCCGGTGCCGCTCTTTTGGACCGGGTCGCCCTGGCCGAACATCACCGAGGACAAGCCAGATGCAGATGCCGCGCGGCTCTGGTTGGCGGAACGCGTTTCTCCAACCTCGGAGACCCCGCCACCCATCTTGATCGGTTTGAAATCCTTGTCAACATCGTCGACGGCGATTACCATGCCAGGCCGCGGGTTGTCGCTCTGGGTGTTGTAGATCGAGCCCGCCCGGCGCAGGATGGCCCAGTAGGCCCCGGCATAGAGATTGTCCAGCTCCAGGCACCAGAGCGCCGTGTCGGCCGCGTAATTGTCCAGGATCTCATCGCCGATGCCCATGCCCCAGCAGGAGTTGTCCCCCCACTTATAGCGGATCGGGAAGTAAGGGTGATGCTGGCTGTGATAACCGTTGTAGCCGATCCAGAGGATTTTGCGCTTCTGCCGGTGAAGGATTACCTGAAATTTCTCGCGCTCAGTGCCACCCGGAAGCACCATGTCGCACCACAGCTCGGTCAGCTTGATCGGCTTCAGCGCGTCCTCGTCCTGAAGCTGCGAAGCGTTGATGCCCTGGCGCTCGCCCTCCGCCAGGAGGCCAGCGTCTTTCTCGGGGCCCTCGTTTTCAATCTGGTCGGTTAGCTCGCGGCCGATCTTGTAACGGGCGGCGATGGCGCGCCACTGGTCCGGCGTCAGGTGCTCCTCGTGGCCCACGAATTGGTAGTCGCGCTGCCAGTTGATGACGGTGGGCGGCCAAACGATCACGGCGCCGTTGTCGAGGAGCTTGGGGGCGACTCGGCCCACCATGCGTTCCTTGCGGATAGGCTTGCGCGAGTCGCGGGCATACTCGAAGTGGACGCGCTTCTCCTCTTCCCATCCAACGTAGAGCACGGAGGTGCCCACCTTCGTGGTGCGCAGAAGGGCCACCGGCAAAAGATGGGTGAAGTCCATCTCATCCATCGTGTAAGTATTGATGAAGTCTTGGGTATCCTTCGAGAGCTGGTCGGCCTCGGGGCCATCAATGCCAGCACCGCGGGTGACGTCGACCGCCACGGCCGGCGTCGCCGACATGAAGTTGGTGGTCAGGCGCGCGGCCGCCTGGTCGACGAAAGACATCATCATCTCGGAGCACATGCTGGCCGAATCCGACTGGTTGCCGCCCTGGCGCGCATCGAACTTCTGCGCGTAGGCATCGCGGATCTCGTTCTCCCGGTCCCTCCGCTCCGAGGTCGCCTGGAAGTATTCCTCGACCAGGTCGCACAGCTCGTCGGCCAGAGCCTGCTCTTCTTTGTCGGAGAGCGTAATGGCCAGTTCGTTGGCCTCGCCCGGCACGGGCACGCCGGGACGCGTCTCGGTGGCCGGCCCTTCGTCCCCAGCAAGAAGGCTGCTGAGGAGGTCCAGCGGGTTCTGGCCCTGATCGGCCAGGGAGGAAAGAACCGCCAGCGCCGGGTCCGGAGGGAGCCCGGGCGGAAGAGCGTCCGGCGCTGGCGGGGGCGGGAGGTTCACCCTCATAGGGTCGTGCCATATTGGCGCAATGGTCGACCCAGCCGTGACTTGGTATTCCTGAATTTTAGGTCTATACTCTCCCAAGAAGTAGAGCGCCCAACAAGGAGCCCGGCATGGCCGTTGACCATGTAGTTCCGCTTAAAAAGCTGCTCCGCCAGAAGCGCAAGGCCATGGGGCTATCCCGCGAGGGCCTCGCCAGCGAGCTGGAGCGGGCGAGTGATTTCTGCGGCGGATTCGACTACAAGTACATCGAATGGCAGGAATATTGTAGAACCGCCATTCCCAAAGCAGATGAAGATAAGTTTTGGTTCATGGTACGCGTTCTGCGCATTTCTGAGGACGAGATCGTAGAAGCCATTGCTCTCGGCCTGCGTTCCGTGCTACCATCCCTGAAATTAGAGATGTAGCCGTTCTGGCCGACCGTTCTGGCCGCATAGCATATCTAAACACATCTCAATTGAGAGCTGTCTCATGCTTATGGGCGCGCGGATTCACTGCGCGGCACCGCTTGGAGGGAGAGGTTTACAATGAAAAAGCTAATTCTGTCGCTTGCCGTTCTCGCCACCCTTGCCTTCGCTGATCGCGCCCCGGGCCAGACCTTGATCCGCGGTACGCTCCTCAGCCACGGGGCCGGACCCATCTATGATGAGGTCGGCCACCAGTACACCAGGTTTCGGATCATCGATCTCAACGGAAATTCCGTGGGGTACTACTTTCGAGAGTACGAAAATTTCCTGGGCTGGGTGGAGGCCAATTACCAGTCCGGCGATACGCTGGCCATCACCGGCAACGTCATGCAGGAGATCGGCGGTTCCGCGCAGTTCATGATCCCGATGAATATAAACCTGCGCCGCAACGGCACCATCGTCGCCACAGTCGCCTCGACCCCGGCCAGCACACCCTTCTACAGCCAGTGCCAGCACTACGTGCTGAGCAACATGGGCACCGGCTCCGGCAACCCGCTTTTCATCAACGTAGTCTGTCAGTACGGCGGGGGTCAAGTACCCAATTGCCCAGACTACCCCGGCACGCCCTACATCACTTTCGCCGCCTGGTGTTCCATCCTGGAGGCGACGCCCGTGCCGCTGCCCTACACGGCGGCCCACGGGCGCCTGCTGGACGTTTCGGTCGGCTGCCCATAGGCCAGTCGCGATGATCTGCGAAAACGCCGGGCACCAGAGGCGCCCGTCGTTTTTTTGCTGACGGGTGGTTGACTAAAAAGCAGTCATGATGTACGATTGCCAAATGGGAGGACAAGGGCATGAACGCAATGCCGAACAGACGACCAGTCGCGCGGGAGGACTTTCCGTGAGCTACGGCAACAGCCCCTTCTGGCCCTGGTATGTTAAGGTCGATCACGGCGACGCGAAGGCACTCGCCCGCGGCGCCTGGGATGAGGCGCTGGAGAGAGGCGCCCGGGAGGTGGAGGCGGCGGGGTGCATCTGCTTCTTCCTGCCGGACGAGCCAGTGGTAGGCGCGTTCTCTGGACGCTTCGCTGAACAACGTAACGCGAACGGGAACGACGTTGTGGAGATTCACGACCCCCGCTGCCCCGTCGCCCTCGCCGACAAGCTCCGGGGGATGGAGTCATGAGCGGGCGCTGGCGACTGATCGAGCTGAACGTCAACCTCCCCAAGGCTCGGTTCCTCGGAATCGAGGAGGAGGGCCAGAAGCCCGCATACGATCCCGACTGGCGGCGGCTTGAGCCCCTCGCGGCCGAGCCATCATTCCAAGCGATCGCGGTCAACGGAATTGGTGATCGGCTCGGTCCGTGGCAGGAAGGGCCAAAGCCATGAGCGCGCCCACCGTCTGCTGCACCGCCCCCGGCTGCAACCGGAGCATGGTCTGTCGGCCC